GTGCTGAGAACACCAGTGCCGCCGGCTGCGGCCACAGTCGGGACCGTGTCAACGTAGGCTCCGTTGACCAGCGTCGGCACGTTCTGCGACATGTAAGTATCGATGCCGCCGATCTTGCCAATCTCACCACTGCGGTAGGACTGTTGGTTCACTTGGGGGAGGAACTGCCCAAGCGAACCACCAGCCAGCGCCCAGTAGCTGTCGGGCGCGAGCACTGCCGATCGCATGTCTTGCGGGCAGGCCATCTGGTCAAGCCGTTCAGCTCCACGCGCGAACTTCGCGAAGCTGTCGATCACGGCGTCGGTGTCGGTTCCGGTGATGCCCAGCCAGTTCGGGATCGCCGCGTAGAGGTTCATCAGATCGACGTCGATCTGATTGGCGAGCCGGATAAGCGCGGGCTTGATCACCCGGTCAGCGAGCTGGTCGATCTTCAACGTCAGCTCGGTGGAGGTGAACGCAAAGTCCACACCGATCTGCTTGTTGACCGAGAGGGAGAGCTTGCCCTCGGTGACGTCCTGCACCGGGTTCGACGCCGTGGCACCAGTTCGCACCGTAAACTGTTGAGGCTTGCGGATGCTGATGGTGTCGCCGACGTCATAGCCGTTGATCTTTTTGTCGAACTCATCCTCGTACCCGCGATAGACTTTCGAGCCCATCACGAGTTCGTTTTCGAGAATGCGTACTGAGGTCTTGGCGATGATACTTGGGTTTAGGACCGTGTTAGCCATTTGCCGTAGCTCCTATTGGCTGCGGCTCGGGCCGGATCACGCGCGGTCGCCATACGTCTTTTTGATGTAGGCGTTGACGGCCGCAGTCTCGGACGGCGGCGCAGCGCCGCTGCCTTTCAACGGTGTGATTGGCTTGCGAGCCTGTGTCTTCGTTTTGGTTGCTGACGGCAGAGACAGGCGGCCTTCCAGACGCCCGATCTCTCGGGCGGCTTCTTCCGGGGAACTGCGGTTGAGCTGTGCGATCTTCGCCTGATTTCTTCCAAGCACATAAGTCAGCTTGTCGGCTTTCTTCGACGCCAGTAGCAGACGCTCGACATGAGACGCGACAGACAATATCGCTCTCGACATCACCTCATCGAAATCCTTCACACGACTACGAAGTCGCTGCACCCGTTCCTTGTGTTCCGCAACCTGACCCGCCACGCGATCCTGCTCTTGCTTGATCGTCGTGGAGAACTCCCTGCGGACCTCACGCGAAACCTGACGTGCATCGATTTCGTATGCGAGCTTGGCGTTGGCGAATGCGACGTAGTCGTCACCGAAGTCTTGCTGACGCGGCGGATCGCCGATCTTCTGCAGCACCGCATATTCGAGCGCGCGCTGCAGCTGGGCCTGATCACTTGGAACGCCGCCGCTATCACGGCTGCGGAGTGCCTCGTTCTCGGCTTTCAATCGGGCCGTCTGTTCTCGGTAACGCTGAAGACGCTTGCCGCCTTTGGGTGCATCAGCACCCTCGTCGTCATCGCCTTCATCTTCGTCGTCCGGCTCATCATCAGCCGCACCGATGTCTATTTCGTCCTCGGGTTCGGCCTTTGTCTCTGCTTGCTCGCCATCGGACTGATCGTCCTGCGGCGGCTCGACAGGAGGCGCTTCGGCTTTCTCGTTTCCTGCTGGCGCGTTTCCGGCTGGCGCGGAATTGGGATCGTCGTCGTCTACCATCGTCGTTCCTCATAAAAAAACCGCCCCGGAGGGCGGTTCACTCATCGAAGCTGCTGGCCGGTTATCGGCTGGCTCGCTCGAAACTTGTCATCCGACCTTCCAAGCTAGGCCGTCGCACCACACGGGCAGAACTAGTGAACCGCCCGGTGCCACCGTCGCGCCGAAGGTCGCAGCCGCACCGTCAGTCACAACGCGGCGCAGACCTCGGAAGCGTGCATTGGCGACAGGGAGCTGTGCTACCGGAGCCGGGGGCGCTTCCCATTGCACGACTTGGCCATTGAAGTTCGCTAGGAAGTTAGGGTTCCTAACTTCGTTGCCTTGCAACCACAGCGGACCACTGCCAAGGATCATGCCAGAGTTGGTGCCGCCTCCTGTCGGAAATGTGCAACCCGTTATGATGAGCTGGTTGATGCTGCCATCGGCAAAGTGACCCGGCGAGCTGCCATCCACACTTTGCTCGCAGCCCTGAATAACCGTGGGCGAACTACCAGACACCGAGGTCATAAAGTTGGCGCTCTCAGTTCGCGTTGCTGTGATCAGCATCGCATCCTGACCGCTCTCGATATCGACCGTGTTTCCTGCCGTCGAACCCGCATGGATATGGACCGAGCCGGTGGGGCAGGAGAAGCCGCGTCCGCTCCCCGCCGCACCACAGCCGATAAAAATGTTGTTGAGCGCGTTCTGACTGATGTTGCGGAACGCGGCAAAACTGCCGCCGCCGACGCAGGCGATGAATGTCTGCTCGGAGCAAAGGCCGGGGGAGAGATAGCCGACGAGCCATCCGGTCTGACCGCTCGCGCCGCAATTCATATAAATATTATTCGTCGGACTGCCGTCAGCAACGCCGTTCCAGAATAAATAGAAGCCGACACAATTCGGCTGATCCGTCATTGCAAACGACATATCGCAAACGGTCGAGTATCGCATGCCATTGGTGATGAAGAGCGGCGTGATGGCGTGGAGCAGCGCGGCATCGCCCGCATTGAGAAAACCCTGCGGGATGGTGTTTCCCGCAGCGGGATCGCCGGTGTAGGTCAGATAGGTGGAATACTGACCGTCGCCGAAGATGCGCCCGCCGGTCACGCCGGTCACTTGCAGAACCTGTTTGGTGTTGTAGACACCGTTGGGAAAGTAGACGGGACGGTTCTTGAACCTGTTGTTGTTTCCGTTCGGATTTGAAGCGGGACCAAACGCTGCGTCGAGACAGGCCTGAATAGCGGGACCGCTATCCACCGCATCAGGGACCGCACCGAAGTCCTGCACGTTGAGCGCAGGAAATTGGTGAAACTTTTTACTCGCGCCTGTGCTGTCCACGCCATAGACGAGAGCTGGCATCAGACCTTGCGGCAGCAAGGATAGTTTTGTGTCAGCCATTGCTCACTCCAATGCCAATCTGTCGATGCCGTTTTCGAGCAGCAGAAAGTCGCCGCCGGCTCCCTCCAGCAACAGGCTGAACACTCCCGGCGTGCCGGCGTCATATGCGACGGTATTGTCAGTGCTGGTCGACGCGGTGTTGAGGTTGCCCTGCATGTCCATCGCGACGCCGGCAGGAACACTGACGACGACGTTGCCGGGTGTCGTCATGCCGGTGACGGAGATGCTGTAGGTCGCGCCGCTGCCGGTCATCGTCGCGAGAAGCCCGCCGCCGCCAGTGGTCGAGCCGGCGAAGCTAACCTCGTTGGCGAGGAAGCCGGTGACGATCTCGCTGAACACGACGTCGAATAGGATCGGGCCGACGTTGGTGGGATCGGCTTGCCCTGCCGCCTTGTTGATCGTCACCGCCGGCACGACGAAGTCCGGCACCCAAGCCACGACGTTGTCAGTGCTGGTCGACGGCGTGTTGGCGTTGCCGGCCATGTCGGTGACGACAGCGGCGGGGATGCTGGCGACGATGTCACCCGCGCCGGCCATGCCCATCACTTGGACGGTGTAGGTGGGACCGCTACCGAAGACAGTTGGCGTCAGTGTTCCGGTGACAGTGCTGGCGGCCAGATTGACATCGCTTGCCGTGAAACCAAGGACCGTTTCACTGAACACCACAGTGAAGAAAACCCGCATCATGTTCGACGGGTCGTCCTGCGTCGCCGCCTTGTTGATTGTGACGCTGGGCGCAGTGGTATCGAACATCACGAAGGCCGCGACCGCCCCGGGCGAGAGCGTGCCGGCGGCGTCGGTCGCGGCTCCCGGCAGAACATTCACCGCCACCAGCCCGCTGCCGGTCATGCCGGTGACGGCGACGTTGTAGACGCTCGGGCCGCCGGTCACTGCCGCTGCCGGCGTGCCGCCCACAGTACTGCCGGTGAAGCTGATGTCGTTGTTGGCGAAGCCGGTCACCGGCTTGGAGAACGTGACCGTGAAGTTGATCGGCCCAGCATTGACCAGACCGGCCTGACCGGCCGCTCGGGCGACCGACACCGTCAGGCCGCCGCTCGGCCTCGGCATCAGATTGCGAACCGCTGGCGGTCGTTCGTATTCCTTCTCCAGCGAGCGGAGATAGGCCTCGACGCTGTCAGCCACCCGCGTTCCCCGGCGCTGGCTTGGCGCGCAGCTGCTCCATCTTGGCGGCGTGCGCTACTTCAGTTTGCCGCAGCTTGGCGGCGGCGGTGACTTCGGTTTGCTCCATCCTTGCGGCATGCTGGGTTTCGGTTTGAGTTATCTTTGCAGCGTGCTGCATTTCGGTTTCGCGCATCGTGGCGGCGTGATCGGCCTCGATGCCCTGATTGGCGAGCTGCGCCTTCTGCAGATCGGCTTGGGCCATGAGCATCGCCGTCTGCATCTTGACCCGCTCGACCGCCAGCGACATCTGCGCGATCTCGGC